AGATATTTGACCAGCCACATTAGACGCACCAGATTTAATCTTACTTACTACAGGAGCAACAGTACGTCCTAAACCAGATTTTGCACCACCAAAAGCACGCCCTAAACCAAGCATAGTAGGCATACCTAGAGCTGTAATAGTTTGTAGACCCCCAAGTAAATGCTTTGGTACTTTTTTATGTTTTACTTGTGCTTTATGCCTAAATAATTTTCTATTTAATACGCTAGTCATTATGTTAATTTACCCTTCGATAATAAGTCATATGCTTGATAAGCACCAACTCCAGCACCAGCTGCTTGTGCAAAAGGGTTAACTCCAGGACCAGTTCCTGCTGTCACTTGAGATGCAGCTGTTGGTAAGGCAGTCATAATGCCTTTTTGAAATTCTATTCTTTGAAATGGCTCATAAGCTCTTGCGACTTCTGTTTGTCTTTGTGCAGTCAAACCTCTTTGAGCTATATCTCTTTGTATAGCACCAGCTTGTAAAGCACTACCAATATCTCTTTGTGCCATCGCTTGTGCCTGAGTCGCTGCTCCAGCTAAATTTTGTGCTTGTTGCATTTCTGCTTGTGTTTCAAATTGTTGTTGAGCCTGTGCTGCTCCTAACGCTTGGCCAAACCCCTGAGCTCTTAGTTGACCAATAGTTGCTAATCTTGCTCTTTCTGATTCAGCTTGTTGTACTCCTTCTCTACCACCACCAAAAGCACCTGCACCAACTGCTTGAGCAGCTAATTCATTTTCTCTCATAGCAGCTTGTCTATTTATTTCATCTATTGTGTATCTTTCATAAGGGTTCATAAAAGCTTCTATGTCTGGCATACCTCTAGCTACATCACCTGCTCTACCTAAAGCAGTGATACCTTGTGTTAAATAATCTTGACCTACCCCCGGTGTTACCATACCGAAGCCTTGCATCTCTAAAGGACTAGGTCCAGCAGTTTGATAAGCTGGCACTTCAACAGGTTGTTTTGCTAAATTTATACTCTCGTCATAGAGAGCTAGTTTTCTTGCCTCTATTTCTGGTGCTTCTCTTGTAATTGTAGTAGATGTCCCACCTGCTACTGGAGCAGGAGCAGGAGCTGGAGAACCACCTCCACCAAATAAACCACTCATATTATTTCCTTCCTAAGTAATACACTTTGCTTTTTAAAACCAGGTAATACTTTTTGCCACCCCTCTCTACCTAATATATCAATAGCATTAAAATGTCTTTTTCTAGCAAAATCTTCTATGTCTTTTGCTATCTCTTTCATATCTGCCATTTCTCCACCACCTAAGGCAATTCGTAAAGTATTTTTTAATTTAATACAAACAGCAGCACTTTTATTTCTTTTGAATAAATATAATTGATGTCCGTTCAAACCTTTTTCAAGATCTTCTTTGGTAAAACCTTCACCTAAACGAGCTGATGGTTCTAAAATCTTCCATGTCTCATCAGTCAGCTTCATTAGCTTACCATATCATATATTCTTTTAAGTTGATCTTGTTGTTTGTAAAAGAACTGTGCTCCTCTTCTTCTCATTTCTTTAAAATCCTCTGGAGATGCACCTGACATTATTCCTGCTCCTAAAACAGCATCAGCACGACTTACAAATTCACCATCTGCTAATTGTGCAAGCATAGTATCTTCGTCTTTATCGCCATTACCAGATCCATCTTCTACATATCCTGTTGCTCTAGTATAATTATTTATATCATTCTCATCATGTGTCATCTTACTTGGTAGGTAATTTACACCTCCCTCTGCATAATGAGGAATTAATTCAGCTATCCCACCTTCTTTTAATTGATACATCGGTGAGGTAAAGTTATAAACTGATTGATCTTGACCTGCTGCTGCATCTGCATACTGAGCTCTGTCTGTTAAACCAGCTAAATCCCCTCTCGCTCTAGCGTAAGCATCTGTATATTCTTGATCTGAATAAGGTGATGAGCCTTTGAGCATGTCTTGCACACTAGGTTGATTCATAGCCATCTGCGAACCTAATGTACCCCCAGCTGCTCCGACACCAAATGCAGTGCCTTTTGTTAACATACCTGCATTTGCTAAAGGTACTCCAGCTGTTCCTATACCTGCAGCTTGTAAACCATAAGCTCCAGCACCACTTAAAGCAGCTCCGAACGCCATTGATTTTAATACATTTCTGTTTGATTCCCCTCTTGCCAAAGCTGAGATGCCTCCGATTCCAGCACCAATTAGCATAGCCATTTGAATTGCCATAAAAATCTCCTTTATTGCCTATAATACCCTTATTTTTGTTGACTATCAACACCCATAGCAACCATTTCGTCTATAAGTCTACCAGTAAACTGATGCTCACCTACGTGGGTAATATATTCTGTGATTAAAGCCATACATTTACCACCTATTTTTGTCCATAATCTTGAAAAAGCAAAGTCTTCTCCAAAGTATAGCTTTGTTTCTTTATCGTAATAAGTATCGAAAAAATTGTATAAATTTTTTCTTAATTGCTTTTCTCCATCAATCATCGTTTCTTGTTTAATTGTTAAATCTGGATAAGCCTCGATCATTTTTTCTAAAGCTTGTCTTTTAATTAATAAACAACCAGTCATAGAATGTGATAATTCAATCATTCCATCTCTTACTTCTATGTCATCTTCTTTATCTTTTATACGCACAGGAAACATATTACCACTTGTTTTTGCTTGTGTAGAATTCATACTAGGTATATCTCTCCACTTATTTAACACTTTGTCCCATTGTATTACTTTCATAGGATATGGAATACTTAATACCTCTTGGTCTTTCTCTATCATTTTGAATATAGAATCAGCATTAAATAATATATCGCTATCTATAAACAATAAGTGTGTATAACCAGAATTTAAAAACTCAGACACACATAAATTTCTACCTTGCGTCACTAATGATGACTTCATTAGCTGTAACATAATAGGTATTTTCTTTTCATTACATTGTGCTTGTAATTTAAATACTGACTGCATGTAATGTATAGACACCTCACTATGCACTGGTGTAGCTACAAACAATTTTATTTTTTTATTATCTATCCAGTTTGCATCTGGTGTGTATATAGGTTCATGGTTTTGCATTTAAAGCTCCTTGTAAAAAACTTGTCCACTCTAATTTTTTCTTCTCCCAATTATAAAATCTTTTGACAAAATCTTGTTGTGTTTTTAAATGATTTAAAACCTCTGGCTCGTGAAGCGTGGACACTGCTCCTCGAATAGCGTGAGCAAAAGCAGTAGACAAGTTACGATAGTTTTTATCATAGGTCACATATATTGGAAACTCGGAACACGTTTCATACAAAGCACCAAAGTTTGTAACTATACACATTAAGCCAGCTGCCATAGCTTCAAGAGCCGCATTACAACTTGTTTCTTCCCATATACTAGGGTACGCAAACATATGGTAACGATAAATGTATTTCTGTATAAATGAATGATCTTTGTATCCTATGTAATTTACATTTTCTAATTTTCTTGCTTGTTCGTACAAAGGTTCATAAATATGTTCATTTGCTTTTTCAAAATCTTCACCATATATTTTACAACTACTAAATACATCTAGATGCACATTACAATCTTTTAATTGTTGCATGGCACCTAATAATACATTTAATCCTCTCCAAGGAGTGACGTGAAATAACATACGAACCATATCCCCTTCTTTGTAAGGTAATATTTCTGGAAAGTTAGTTACACCGTTTTTAATAACGTGACATTTATGTGTAGGCACATCAAACTTATATCTAAATTTTTCATAGTTCCAATGTGAGTTAAAAACATACCAATCAAATTTATCGTGGTTACTTTTGTCTTCAAACCAAGGGTATATGTTTGGTTGATCATAACTATTTTTTTGCCAAAGTATGTTTATTTTATCTTCAGATAAAGGAACTTTACCAGGGATAGATGTACAAATTTGAAAATGTGACAGTAATTTTTCATTTACATAATGTGATAAAAAATGATGTTGTAACTCTGTTCCCCCTCTAGGTAACATTATTTTTTTGTACCAGATACTAATGATAAAGCTTCTGGAGGCACTATAACTTTTATATCTGTTACTATATCCTCTTGTTTTGTATCTGTGTTTGGATTATTTACATCATGCTCTGCATCTTCTTTAGTAGCATAAACCAAATTACTTTTTTTGTTTCTATAAACTTCTTCGGTGGTGCATTGTATTTTTTTCATTTTTATAATATCCTACAAATAAATATATAAATCAAGTATTAACTAAACCAACAAACTACACTGTATCTAGTGCCAGAAATGATAGGCTCCACTGAATGAGGGTACATAAAATTACTAGGGAACATTATTAAGTCTCCTGTCTGTAATTTTACTTTACTGTAAGGTTGTTGATTATGTGGGTAGTAAAATATTAACTCTCCTCCTTCGTATTCTTCATTTAAATTAATAATAAAAGATAGATGTCTATTAACTTGGTGGTAAGCATCAATGTGTTTTTTATAAAAATTACCCTTTTTATATTTTAATAAGTTTACAGATTCTAGTTTTAACTCTTGGTGTAAACTTGGAAATATTTTTTGATATTTTTGTATTGCATTACAACAAGTATCAAAAATAAGTTTATGGTATAAAGTGTCATATTCTTTGCTTGGATTTAAAGATAGAGTATGTACGTTTCTATGTTTTGTGTCCTCTACATTTTTTCCATCTTTCAACAAGGTAGCTTTAACAGAACGACTAATTTCAATATATTCTGATAAATTCCTACATAATTTTTTATCTAGAGCTTGATCTTGTTTGAAAATAGCAGAACTTATTTTATCCATTCTGTAAGAATCTATCTATTAAAGCATAACTTATTAGGCCTTGTATTTTACTACTGCCAGTTGCTGCTTGAACAGTTATAGCATCACCTGCTTCTAAATTTATACCTTGAGGAGAGGCATTTACTTGGGTTTTTGCTGCTACGTCATCTCTAAAAAACTCATATTCAGTGTTTGAATCAGATGAATCAACAAAATTCATATTGACTAGTATAGCTGATGAGGCATCATTGTTTGCACAATAAATACTTTTTACTATGATTGTTGCATCACTAGGACAAGTCAATACTGTAGTTTTACTTGTATCTGTTTGCTTGAACCCTTGATTTTTATAGCGTATTGTCATGATAAAAAATACTCAAAAGCTTGTTGTTCTGACTTTAAATCTTCTTGATAAGAAGTATTAAGTTTAGATATTATTTGATTAAGTGCTAAATTAATTAACCTTTGATTCTCAACACTGTACTCCATTTTAGGATCAGGTATATTTGTTACTATCTTTGCCATAATTTATCTCCATAAAGTCCTTGTGATCCACCAACTAAACCACAAGTCATTCCATATTTATTTGAAAATATTATAGTCCATTTTTGTGTTTTTGTATTGTTAAAAATTTCAATAAGTTCATTGTTATCGCTTACTGCCCAAGCTACTCTTTCTTTTTTTCCTATTTTTTTTAAATCATTTGTTACATAACTATGAGAACTACAAGTATATATTTTTGTTATTTCAACGTATTGAATTGGATTAGAGTAAACTGCGTTTAAAATTAAACACAAACAAATTATCATTACAGTTATATCAAATATTTTCATTTTTTATTTTCTTTTCTAATTGCTTCTTTACATTGTTTAGCTAATCTCGCTACTTCAGATTTACCCATAACTTTTGCACGTTGCTCCATAACAGTAAGTATTTGTATTTTTCTAGCGAAAGGTTTGTTAACTCTCTTTACTTTTCTACAAGTGGCTTTAGCATCTGATAAGGTAGCAAACTTTATACGAACTGTGTCTTTAGGGTTTTCATCTGTGTAAAGTCTTCGCCCACTACCTTTTGGTTTTTTACCTGTTCCTTTTAATGGGTCTTTTGTTTTTTTTACCATCTTCTTTCCTTATAGCTCTATATATTATATCAGGAGGTGCCATAAAATAACAATACTCCTTTATAGTCAATACTTTAAATGATTTCTGTTTTTGCAAACCCCATCTGAAATCTTGTGCGTTTTCTTTTATTATTACAGAGTAAAATTTATATTTGTCAGGCCACTCGTGTTTTGTAAATCTCCAGATTTTTTTAGCGTTTAAAACTATTGCATATGGATTAGATGTGTGATCACTTTTCCATATATTTTCATCATCAATGCTTACTATGTTTTTTATGTCCATTCATTAACGCCTACCATCAATCTGTGTGTCTGCCTTAAATGTTCCATAACGCCAAGTTTCATCTCGTGCTGTATTTTCTATTTTTAAATTAGCTGCTCTGGCTCTTGCTCTTGTATCCACTTTTTGTGTTGTAGGAGATACTGTAAAAGGACCTAAACTACTACTAGCTTCTGTATCACTAGGAAAATCTTTGAGATTTATAGTCACTTGTGCGTTGCCAGTAAGAGCTCTAAAGTCTGGTACAAATCTTCTTACCTTTATAAAAAACTCACCTGTACCTCCATCAGGTGTATTAACTTCAAAATCACCACTTTGTATACTACCTACAATTGGAGAGGTTGCACTTGTGTTTACTTCATTATTACCCTTTTCGTGAGCATATAAAGTAGTTGCTCCATTTATGTTTGTTACACCTTGTATTGTAGGAAATGTCGGAACAGCACTACTGTCAAATGCACTTGCATAAGGATTATCAAATATAGTTTTGTCATAATATGTTGTTCTTGCTAATGAACCAATAGTCCAAACACCCTCTAGATAATTATATGTTACTACTCTGTCTATTTGTGTTGATCCTGCTTTTGGATAAAACCAATTTATTTCACCAAACAATGAATTATAACCTGCAAAAATAACATCAGCAGCATCGAAGTTCAAACCTAAGTCACCATCATCAATAGTAGTAAAAACAAAATCTTCTACAGAACAAGGTATCTTTTTTACCGTACCATCAAATAAATAAAAACCACCTGCTTGACCCATCCAATACACAACACCGTTTACAGCAACCACGCCATGTTGTGATATTAAACCACAATTAGCTCCAGCTTGTTCGATACCAAAAGTAAAAGGTGGTCCTATAAATCTCATAGTGTAAGCAGCAGTGTTTGTTAGTATTAAATTATATGATCCAGCATTTACACCACCTACGATCTTTGTACCATTATCTATTCTAAAAGTACCTGCTGTATTGGTTGAAGTTGGTGCATAATCAGTTAAACTTTCTTGATCTGAAAATCTTATAAACATTTTATCTTGTGTACCACTTGCTATAGTAGGTTCTGTTCCTAAATGAATTAAATGTCTATCTCTATCAGATACTAAAGTCATTACACTTTTTTCTGGTGCTCCAGATATGACTGTAGCTCTTGTTGTAAGAGGAGATGCAGCACCTGGGTTCCATTGAAATGATTTATTGTTTCTAACAGTACCAATAAGTATTTCACCAAAATTATCTAACGACCAGTTACCAGGTTCTAGCACTGTAACAGCTTGATTAGTTGCGTCACCCCAACCAAAATAATCAGAGGCTTCTTCTACTGTTGTTCCGTCACTATGAGCTGCTGTTGAAGTACCAGATGCTCCTCTTGATATGCCAGTTAAATTACTACCACTTACACCAGTGTAAGTTATTAATTCATTATCTACCTTTATAGTTCCACCTGACGATGAAAAATTAGATGTAGAAGCTAAAGCAATAGTAGTGCCTGATCCACCTGTTCCGTTACTGTCATTTAAAAGAGCACCATTCAAAGTGCTTGTTGCTAAAGGAAAAGCCTCACCACCATACCTACCAGTACCCCAACCATAACCAGCAACTTGCAAAGCATCACCAATATCAAAATAAGGTGTCACTGTAGCTGATCCAGCAGCTGACATTCCAGTACCTGTTTCATTACTTGCCATAGTGACTGTAAAGCTATCTGATCCAGCAGTTACTACTTGAAAAGTATTTGTTGTAAAATCTCCACCAGCAAAGCCTGTAGCACCACCACCTGGTAATGTTACACTACTAAATAAAAACAAATCACCTTCTACTAAACCGTGTGCTGCTTTATTTACAGTCACAGTTGCTGAACCAGTAGTTGAAGAAAATGTACACGAAGTTAAAGCTGTACCTAAAGGAGTAATATCATAGTAAGCTCCATCATAATACACAAATAAAGCTTTGTTTGTTCCTAATGCTATAAAACGTCTTCCTAATACATCAGACCAAATGTGCATAGCTCTTGTTACACCGACTAAAGTATTAGTGGTTGTTTGCTCCCAACCACCTATCTTTTCTGGATAACCATAACGAAAACGAACATTATCACAATCAATCCACTTACCTTGTGCTCCTGTTGGAGTAACCTGTTTGTTTATGCCAGGTGCTATTTTGACTTCACTAAGCATAAGTGTATTTTCCTATCTTATATAATCAGTAACTGTACTATCTGTAGTCCATCTATTGATTCTATTTACTTGTGTTACAACACCTTCACTGTTTACAGTATCTGCATACAACGCTTTAAATCCATCCATGTCACTTGCATTATCAATCGCTGTACATATATCACCACAATCAGTTCTTATTGCTGCACAATACGTTGTCACTGCACTAGGAATCGTTGCACTGCTATCCATAGTAACTCTTTGAACTAACCAACCAAATCTTTTAATTAATCCATGTGCTGTTTTTTTAGCTTCTTCTTTAGCTTGTGTTTTCAAACCTTTATTAATTATTTTATTACCATCTGCATCTAAAACATTGTTGCCATCTTCATCAACTACATTAGCATCTGCTAGTGCTTTATCTGTAGTGGTATAAGTAGTGGTTACTTTATTATTACCACTATCAAAAGCATAAGTTGGGTTTGAAGTTATTTCAAACCTATCATCGCCTCGTGTTCCTGGTTCTACTGTATAGATACCTATGGCATTAAGTTCATCCCAAGTCCATGCAGTAAATATTCTACGAGAATGTCTGACATTATCTATCACTATGTCTTTAGGTATACTAATTATTTCCTCTATTTTATTATCTTTTATATATGCCCACATATTATCACCTCCTTAAAAAGCGTTGCTAAATTTCGCTGGTATAGATGCCCATGCCATATATACATAAGTGCTTCCACTGGCATCTAAATTAGCGTTTGCATTTCTATGTTTAAATCCTTGACCAGTGAAATCCAATCCATAGTTACTACTTGCTCCTACATAAGTATCTAACCAAAAATTTTTAAACTGTGCTTTATTTACATTATCGTTTATCTCATCTATAAACACAGGCCAACCATAAGTTGTTGATGAGCCACTAGATTTCTTTATCCATACTATTTTTGGGCGAAAACCACAATGTATATACGTTCCGTCAGAAGAATTACCTGATCCTTCGTATATACCAAACTTAGAAAAACCCTCTACTTCATGCCACGCATAACACATATAAGTATCTGAAGCAGGATGGTTCGTATTACCATTATCACCTAAATATATTTTAGTAGAGTCTGGTTCTGTATTATTATAATTGTATTGAAAAGTAGTAGCACCATCTAAAGCATTAAACCTTAAATATTTTGTAGCACCTAAATCTTTGTGGTAAATTGTCCAATTCCCAGTAGTATTTCTTTTTTTAATTATATGAAAGTCTGGTTTTTGAGAAAGTCCGTGTCCTATAGAAGCATTACTACCTGATGCTGTGTAAGCTATAATACTAAACCCAGCATTTTGGTTCGCTTGTACTGTAGATGTTATACTGCCATCAGTATTACTACTTGTTGTCCCTCCATTTGCTCTCCAACCAAAACTTATATAATTACCACCATTATGATTTAATCCATCCCAATTATTATCTAATTTAACACCAGTAGAAGTAAACTCTAAATAATCTGAACCAGAAGTAACACTTGCAGCAGTGCCAGTAGGATACATATAATAATCGTCTCCTCTAGTAGTATCCCATACTTGGGGAGAATAACCACCTCCGATACCATCTAAGTCTTTATGAATAACCATATCTGGTTTAAAACCATAATTAATATTATTACTAGTTGTACCATCATTACCTGTGTACTTTATAGCGTTACATTGTTTATCACCTACAAAATCATCATCTGTTTCTGCTGGATTGATAGCATCAGCTAATGGTAAGTTCGCTGAACATAAAGCTAAAAATCCAGAAGGAGGGGCATACTTAAAATCACCAAAACCATTATCATCTGCATTACCTCCAGCAGTAATATTTCCAGAAAATGTGCTGTCTTGTCCTGTATTTATATACATATAAGATGAACCATTATAACTAGCTACCCAAACTACCATTGATGTTCCAGCAGTAAAAGTATCTACTTCACCACTACCAGCTGCTGGGTCTCCACTATTAAAATAAGTATTATTTTTTCCAAACCACCATTTACCAGCATCTATATCTACAACTATTTGAAGTACATCTCCATCTGCCCAAGCACTACCTCCCACAGAGACATTTGAAGTAGAACCAAATTTAGCTATATTACCATTTGTTCCAATAATTTCTGACCTATTTGGAGCAGTAGCACTTGTATAAACTTGGTAATTGTTAACTTGTTGCATTTCTGCAATAGTAGAAGTTTTAAGAAGTCCTAGTGTAGGCCACCCACCAGCTGGAGCATTTTCTGCATATACTTCAATATACCACTTACCACTAGGCATACTTAAACTTGAAGTTATTGATGAGGTGCCTCCTGTATTACCTCTAAACCTTATATTACCTTTATCTAATACAAAACCAGAAAAACTTAAACTAGGATTCACATTTGCTAACCTATTCCAAACTGCAAAATTTCCACTACTTGCCATATTAATTAACTCCCAAATGTTGGACTATCAAGAACTTGATGGTCTGCACCCATATTATTTGCTGTATAATCATTATTATTCCCCGAGCTGTCATTCCCCAGGTCACTTGCATTTTCAAATTTAAGATGTATTCCATTAGTACCAAAAGTTAAACCACTTGCATCTTTTGGTATCCAAACACCATTTTTAAATTCTCCAAAATCTGTATGTGCATAACGATTTCCATCTATAAGATAAAATTCTGCTAAATAACCTGCTAATTTTGTAGTGCTTGCATAAGCTAATTCTCCTAGTTGATGTTCTACAGTATGATTTACTTGTGTATCAAAACTTGCACTTGGTCCAGCAGTAAAGCTAAAATCTGTTATTTGTATTCCATTAACATATAGTAAAAATTCACTTCCAGAACCTGCTGTAGTATCAACACCTACATAAAAATGATACCAACTTGTAGTATCCCTAAATACAGCATTAGTAATACGTCTAAAACTACCACTTGACTCCATACGAAAAGTATCATCATTAGCAAATCTTAATTGAAAATAATTAATAGAGTCAGCAGGATCAGCACCAAAAATAACCATATGACCTCCAGAATGTGTAATAACAGTTCTCTTAAACCAAAAACTAATAGCAAAAGTTTTTCTATTACCTCCACTACTAGGAGTTCTTGTTAATGTATCTGCTACATCTTCCTCAAATCTAACAGATTGCTGTATCTGATGCTCATAAAATCCACTAGCTCCACCAGGATTTTGAAAAAATTGACCTTGTACTGGCATTATTTATGTCTCCTATGCAAATGCAAGTTGAGGTGCTCCTAGTTGAATTGATCCAGAAGCCTTAACAAAATATGGTATGACATCGACTGCACTTGCCGCTGTTGATATAGTTAAACCAGCACCACCTGCTGTTTCATAATCTGTGCCTAAACTTAATGTACGACTTCCAGTACCATCTTGAATAAACACTATGATACCAGACTGTCCTACTGACTCAGTGCTAGGGTTAGCTAAAGTTACGTTACCTGTAGCAGTTAGCACAAAATTTTGATAGGTGTCAAAATCTAATGTTACACTACCTGTTTGTGATCCAGCAGTTTGTGTGCTACCTCTTAATGCTTTTGTAAATGTCGTGTTAGCATTTGATGCTACAATATTAGCACCAGCTAAAGTTGTTGCACCAGTTCCACCACCAGCTATAGGTAATGTTCCAAACTCTAATGCACTACCACCACTATTCATTTTTAATGCTTGATTTGCAGAACCTGCTGCTGTTAAACCTGTACCACCTTTTGTAATTGGCACTGTTGGTAAACTTGCTGTGCCAACTGCACCACCTAAACTATCTAGTGATACTTCAACAATATTTGTTCCATCTGCATATGCAAAATATATTTTTTGTTGGTCTGGAGAAAAACCAGTTCCACTTGCAGTTTTGATAGTTAAGTTTGTTGGATTAGTTACACCTGTTACATCAAAAATATACATTTTTTCAATGCTGTCAGGCACTGTTAAAACAGTGGCTCCTGATAGGGTAACAGTAGCCACTTTAACAACCATGTTTCTTGCGTTTGATATAGTGCCATCAGTCATTGCTAAAGCAACTGTGGCTCCATCTCCGACTGTCACTTGTTCAAAACCACCTATTGCTTGTTGTACTAAATTTAAATTATTATTTGTTTTAGTTCCCCATGTACCAGCGTTTTCACCAGTAGCCATGAGTTCCAGTTTTAAATCTGATGAGTATGTAGATGCCATATTTTATCCTTTTTTTATGCC